CAACGTTTCTTTATAAGATAGTTTAGGACATTCCTTTTGATACCAATAGGATCTTCCTCAAACGTATTTATAATTGCTTCTTTTAAGTGGCTTGGTGTGCAGGACAGATCGATTAGGTTCTTATTGCGAACATAGTTGCGATAAGTATTCTCGTCCATAAAGGATTCAAGATCTTCTGCTATTTTTAAGCCATTCATCAATCTTTTTCTTAGTCACTGGCGACTGACGTATACCATCAACAAAGGTATTATCAGGNCTGAGGGTATTAGGTACCCCATCTCCTGAGTCTCCTTTGAGGATATGCTCAAAGAGGTACTGACGTGGATTCTTTTCCACCACTGCCTTCTTCTGCATTGGACTAAACTGTTTAACGTTGCTGAACTTGTGTAGTTGAACGAAATCTTTATCGGAAGAAACAATCATCATTGGTTCGTTTTTACCAAACTCTTGAGTCTCATAAGCAAGTGTACCAATGATATCGTCAGCCTCACAGCCATCAATATGGATAACTTTATAAGGAAAGTTTTGGCGGATCTCATCTCTGACCTGATTGATGATACGAAAGATCNCATCCCAGTCGGCTGAAGATTCGTCACGATTTTCCCTCCGCTTAAATTTATAGTTAGGGAAGTAGTCACGGCGCCACGTTCTTGCATCACAGGCAATAACCACCTGACCGTATTCATCACGAAACTTTTTGTTATACATTCGGATTGAGTTGAGGATCATGTGACGTATAAGATCCTCATTGATCTCTAGTTTCTGTACCACTACGCCAGCGATGGCGATTCCATTATAATCAATTACTATCATTATCTTCTTGGTTGTCCTCTATGAGTTTTTTCAGGGTTTGATGCATTTCCTCCAATACTTGATGTAAGAAATGCTCACTGCCAGCCTGTCTGGTGATGGCGGCTACCATCAGATTACATATGACGTTTAAGTCATCCTTCATGTTATCTACGTCATAGCCTTCATCGTCTAGGAATTCAGCTATACCTTCGAATATGTCAAGTGCCAACTCAACCGATTCTTCGGATTTATGTACCACAGGAAAGGGTATTACGTTATCATTCATAGTACTATTATACACCATTTTCCGTAAGATGTAAACCATTAATATGATTTTTTCTTACTCTAACTTGAATCCATGTGTTGTAGTACTCATCAGTTAGAAGCGCATCTCTTACGAATTGCTCCTTGGCCTCTAAATAGCCACACTCACCCTTAGTTCTGCAAAGATGCAGTATTTCCCTACGAAAGTTATCCTTACCATACTTATCAATGTCTGAGTTTAGCTCTTCTGACGATCCATTAGTAGTCTTTTCCAATCAGACTCTACCTGAGTATGTTTTCGTCGTTTTCTAGTTTTAGTGATGGGAAGGATCTTCTTACGCCAAAAGTAACTTTTTTNCNAATGTACTTGCGACCATTCTTGACATTAGTAATAAGATAAACAAACCCATAAAGATCTGAATGGTCAACATTCTCTGGTAGTTCGTACTCAACGCCTTCATAAAGCCAATTCATTTTAAGTCCATATTTAATCAATATAGACTATTTATTAGTTAATCCTCGTCCCAGTCCCCAAAGTCAGGATCCTCTTCAAACTGCAGTTCCTCAAAATCTTCGGTTCCACAGTGAGGACAGTAGTTTAACTCTGCCTCTTCTTCTTCCTCAAACGAAACCTTGAACTTTACCCCACAAGCAAAACATTCCTTGGTTATCATAGAGTGACACCTTCCAAATCCTTTGAGAGTAGATAGGACTGTAGTTCCTGAAGACCGCCAATCAGATGAGTGTCATCAAAGATAAGCGGCATTGATCGTGCCATTGGAAATTTCTCAACAAAGTCTGCTGTAGTCATATCGTGAGGAACCTTGATCTCTGTGAAATCAATGTTCTTAAGAGTAAGAGCGGCCTTTGCTCCAACGCAGTGGCCACATCCCTCCATTGAGTATATTGTAATGTTCATAGTGATAATCCCTTAAAAGTATCTTTGGAAACGTCTTGCTTAACCCCACCTGTTACATAAGATGTGATCTCGGTTTCNTGTGGNGCNACCTGAACGTTTCCACCGCCAATCCATTTTTCAGTCCAAGGTAATGGATTGGATTGACCAGGAGAATACGGACAAGTGTAGCCCAACACCTTCATGCGCTTACAAGCGATCCATTCTATATAATCATACAACAGTTTAGCGTTTAGGCCAATCATAGATCCATCCTTGAACAGATAATCGGCCCATTGCTTTTCTTGTTCGACTGCATCGACGAACATTTGTACTACCGCATCGGACGTTTCTTCTTTGATTTTTTTGGAAGTCTGGGTCGTTCCTTTGGGTAGGGTTTTGAGGATTGTTTGGCTGGCGGCGAGGTGGGTGTTTTCGTCTCTTGCGATGAACTTGATGATTTTGGCGTTACCCTCCATCTTTTTAAGCTCTGCAAAAGCCCACGAACAAGCGAATGAAACATAGAATCGTACTCCTTCTAATACGTTAATTGAGTTCAAAGCCATCCATAATTTCTTCTTAAGCTCATACATATCCACGGTAACCTTTTTACCATTAACAGTATGAGTACCTTCACCAAGTAGTTCCCACCACTTAGATGCTTCAATTGATTCGTCATAATACTTAGAGATATCGGTTGCACAATCAACGATCTCACGAATGTTTAACATTTCGTCAAAGACACGACTAGGATCTGGATAGACATTACGAATGATGTGTGTATAAGAACGGCTATGGATTGTTTCCATGAATGCCCACGCCATAACCAACGGCTCAATCTCTGGAACTGAAGCAACCGGCATGAGCGTTTCGGTTGGTCCACGACCTTGAACGGAATCCAATAGGATCTGCCGTTTAAGGTTTGAGGTAAAGATATGTTTCTCGTGTTCGGTCAAACTAGCAAAATCGTTTTTGTCCTTTGACACGTCGACCTCTTCTGGTCGCCAAAAGAAACCTANTTGTTTATCGGTAATCTTATCCAATGTAGGATATCGCAATTGATCATAACGAGCTACGTCNACGGGCTCGTCAAAGAACATCATTGACTCGAGGTGAGATTTTTTCTTCTTTTGAAATACTGACATTTGNTTTCCCTTTATATGACGCAGCTTTCACAGTGCNCATCATCTTGTGNGGCTGACTCAAGTTCGACTGATACCTCTTCCTTGAACTCACCTGATCCATCATAAGTGTTGTTATAATATAGTTGNTTACCACCATACTTGTAAAAAGTAACAATGTCTTTNATCATTTCAGACATNGGAACTTTACCTTCNTCAAAGTGCTCAGGATTATAACTCGTGTTTACGGATATTCCNTGATCTATGTACTTTTGCAGTACTGCACAAATCTTAAGGTAACCCTGTGGAGATTTTTGATCCCACAGTAGATCGTACTTGTTTTTAAGATGATGATACCCAGGAACGACCTGAGCCATTACACCATCCTTTGACTGCTTATAAGATACCAACGCNCGAGGTGGTTCAATACCATTCGTAGAGTTAGAGATCTGAGCAGAAGTCTCTGCTGGCATTAGAGCCATCAGAGTTGAGTTACGAATACCAGTGTCCTTTAACTGCTTTCGTAATTCTTTCCAATTCATTCGTTGTTTTGGTTTGACCAATTCGTCAACATCCTTCTTATACGTATCGATAGGAAGAACACCATCGCCATACTTACTACTTGTTATGTATGGAATTGATCCTTGCTCTGCGGCCAAATCAGCNGATGCTTTAATCAGATAGTATGACCAGGCCTCAGCGTATTCGTCCACTGTAGACCAGAGCTTCTTCGTTATACGCCAGTCCTCTTTTAGCCAAAAAGTAAGCAAGGTTAATAATACCAACCCCAAGAGGGCGACGATTAAACGTAGAAACTTGAGCAGCCTTGACTGGGTAATGTTGATAATCAAGCAACGCGTCCAGTGCTCTAACGGCAAGAGTACANTATCTCTCAAAATCTTTAGGCTCATTNATAAGTCCCCAGTTGATTGCTAGATAGTGTACACAATGAGATCTCACCCTCATCGTCGTTTGCTGAGTTCAACGGTTTCGTTGGAAGATTGATTTCACAACATAGATTTGATTGCCTAATTGGAGCAAGGTCAGGTTTGAACGCACCGTGTTCGTTTGCATGGTCGACGTTCATCAGGTAGATTCTACCAGTGTCCTTTCTCTCCTTAATAAACTCACTAAAGACTTCAATTGCCGGCATAACCTTTTTACGAATAGATGTCTTACGCTCATACTTTTCGTATAGCTCACGAAACTTATCTTGGTCCGCATAGAACGCTTCATATAGTCCAGGAACTTCGTCTGGAGAAAAGAGCGTAATGTTACCACCTGACAGTAGTCTTTCATACATCAGTTTATTAAACTGAAAGGCATAATCCATATGACGAACTCGAGTTTCTTCGGTACCTTTGTTGTTCTTAAGGACTACTAGATCATCAAACTCTAAATGCCATATCGGGAGATATACAGTCGCTGCACCGCCGCGCACTCCTCCCTGACTACACGACTTAACCGCAGACTGGAAGTACTTAAGAAACGGGATAAGTCCTGTGTGTACGATTGAGCCATCCGCAATCTTAGATCCGATTGCTCTGATACTGCCTGCGCTAATTCCAATTCCTGCTTTCTTAGATATGTAGCGAACAATCGACGTCGCCGTGGCGTTGATTGAATCCAGACTATCCCCGCTTTCAATGAGGACACATGAAGAGAATTGACGAGTAGGTGTACGCACGCCAGCCATAATCGGAGTCGGTAGCGAAATGTAAAATTGTGAGATTGCATCATAAAACTCCTTTACCCATTTCATACGGGTATCTTTTGGATAGTTCATAAACAGCGTGGCCGCAATCATCATGTATAGTATTTGAGGAGTCTCGTAGTATTCTTTGGTTCTACGATCCTGCACAAGATACTTGCCACGGAACTGTTCCATACCAACAAAGGTAAAGCTATCATCACGATCGTGCTTAATGTACGATCCTAATTGATCAATCTCATCACGAGTGTATTCCTCCATGATGGATCCATCGTATACACCACGTGTCACGTTCTCAATGATGAGATGAGCCAAGGGCCAAGGTTCATATTGACCGTAGACCTCTTTGCGTAGTTTATAGTTGATTAGTCTTGAGGCAACATATTGATAGTTTGGTGTTTTATCAGATATCAACTCTGCCGCCGATTTGATAAGAAGCTCATGAATATCATAAGCAGGGATCTTATCATATAACTGGATGTTTGCCTTGAGCTCAATCTCGGATATAGACACGCTAGTGATATCTGCGGTTGCCCATTCGAGTACTTTATGGACTTTATCAAGGTCGAACGGCTCAGTTCTGCCGTCTCGTTTAGTTACAAAAATATTATCTGCCATTAAGTGACTCCGCTTTTTCTAAATAATAAGACTATTATACCACAAAAAAGGTTAGATGTAAACCTTATTGTGGGTCTTTATCTATATTTTTTCTAGGGATTTTTCGTAGTACACGATGACTTCTTTTTGTTGAAGTATGTATCTACGGAGTTCGGCCATGTTCAGAGACATAGCCTCGTATCCACGGACGGACATAGCAACGAAAACCAACTGCCCATTTTCGTTAGTGAACCGATCCTTGAACTCGTCATAGTTCTCAGCGGTGACTACAAAAAAATCGACGTCGGCCAACGAAAGACCTTTAGGACGTTCCGCCAATGGAATGTCCTTCTCAATGATTTGAGGTACTGTTACGATTTTCTCTTGAGGAGTGAACAGCGCACATCCTCCAAGTATGCTAGTCGTTAGTAGCAGACTCGAGATCGTCAAAAAGTTGTTTCGTTGCATCATTAATTCTTCTTTCGATTAGTCCAGGTTTCTTAATCGCTAAACGAGTAAGATCGTGTTCCTGAAGTTTATTCAATAGTTCGTCCTGATAAGATTCTGCAGCTCGCAAAGACTCGTTAAGCTGAGCATTCAACTCAGCTTGCTTCTTTGAATCTTCTTNCATTTGGTCAATGACCGTATCTTTAGCTTCTACCGCAGTTTCTAGTTTAGCTGCGTTTTCGGTTAATAGTTTGATCGTGGCCTGCGTGTCCTTGTAGTAGAAATATCCACCTACCGCAATGGTAGCCAACACTGATCCCATAATCAAATAAACCTTTAATCCACCAAACATTCTACTTCTCTTGTTTCTTTTTAGGTCCGTTTGCACGACGGAACAACTTGCTCACGTCCCATCTTGACCTGCGGTCCATTTTTACGGAACGACCTGTTGGATTCAGATCGACCCCACCGTCCGTACCGACCGCGTTTACGGGTGCATCTTCTGGTACACAATTGGGAACTATTCTTTTTCCCTTTTTCTTAGTGCCAACTTGCTTGTAGCCATCCCAGCAATCATCTACCCAAAAGCTAAAATTTTTCATCGCAGCAAGTCTCCGGAAGATACGTATATGTCCTGCTTAGTTTGAACATGCTTAATTTTATATATACTTTCGCCTAAGACAAGACCTGATGGTTTTGTCCCTTCGTCAACTAAAACAGTAGTTCCCCTGCGGGCAATCATTTCACCAGTCAATGGACTAGCAATGTCTTGCGCCAACTTAAACACACCAGGAGATAGCGTGTCATTGGATTGTACGTGCCATGCGTTTTCTTCAGCGAGTAGATCATCAATCTCAATCCCAGCTTCAGCGAAGGCATGAGCTAATTGCTCATCAGACATATTTGTCTGTTCCTTGAGCAAAAACAAAGCTGCAGCATAGGAAGAGATACGACTCTTACCAAACGGCAACTTTTCTAAAATTCTTTTGATATTAAATACGAGTCTAAAGAATACTGTATAAGAATCCTTTTCTTCACTCGTTGAGGGTTTCTTTAGGTTCTTACCGTTTCCGTCAATCAGCCCTAGCTTATACGCATCCAATTCTTCCCACGGTGTAACCAACGTGCGAATGAATCGATATGTATAGTATACGTCTGCTGCTCTAGAAACAATGCCCATTATAGATTCCTTAGTACCTCTATCACTCTATCATCAAGAGGGATATCGTTGTATTCATTTGGCTTTAAGTAATGAAGAAAGATCAAAAAAGGTTTTGATCAGGGGCCAGCAATGAGGTTCAAACTTAAAGAACATCATGCGGTTTGCTGCAGGAATACCAAACACGTTGTATAGAATGATAACGTGGTTTAGTATCAGTCTTTCCTGCAGATCCCCCTTGTCAAAATACCGTTTCATCAATCGTTTCAAATACTTGAACCGATTTAAGTCATCGTAAAACTCTTCCTCGGAAGTACACTGCGGATTGTTATAATACTTAGCAGCGAACTCCAAAAAATTATTATCATTCAATTCATCAAAAGACTTCATAGTTGCGTAACCCCAATAATATCGTTATACTGATATTTATTGGTTACTTACGAACGTCCTTTAGTCTTTTATCACCTTTACGACCAGCAGCTTGCTTAACCTTTTCAGAACCATCCTGCTTCTTAGTCTCAGGATTATCCTTTACGTCAACCTTATGCTTATCGGCGAAGTCCTTTTCACCAGCTGCGCGCGGTTCAAGCTTTTCTTGATCCTCAGGCTTTGGTTTCATTTGAGCCGTAGCAGCTTCAGTCATTGCATCAAATTCTTCTGCAAATCTATTCAGCTCGGCCTCAGAAAGATTGTCAATGTAATTATCAATCTCGTCATCAGACATCTCAAGGATTGCGTCCCAGTCTACAGATTCTTTCTTAGCCTTTTCTTTGACCGACTTTGAAATTGCTTTACGGCGCTTGTGCAGATATTCATCAGAATCATCAACGTCACCATCGTTATCGATATCCTTATCCTTACGATCGTCGAAATCTTTCTTTACTGCTTTTTTATTGACAGGATCCATTGCCTCATCTTTTTTCATATGATAGCCTTTGTCATCGCAATGATCACATCCTTCGCCTTTACACTTAGGACATTCGACCTTTTCTTCTTCCACCTTTTTGTCGGTGTGCTTCTTTTCGTCAAGCATGCTCAAATACGCTTGAGCGATACTCTTAAGTTCATTGTCTAGCGACATTTGAGTGCTCCTTTAATTTATTATACCTAGTGCCATCGATAATGCTCCGGCACAAATTGTGGTTGCCGCGGCGGCGACCATCCAGAAGAACTTTCCTAACGTTTTTAGATCAGCAGAGTTCGCTGATGACGATAGTTCAAGTTCATGGATCTTTTTAGTGTTATCATCAACGGATGTTTTAATATCACGGGTATCCTCGATGAGAACAGAAATCTTTTCTTCAGCCCTAGCTATAGAAACTACCGCGTCGGCTAGTTTATCTAGCTTTTCCTCCATCACAACCATTCTTGTTTGATCGTGGGAGGTTTGCTCCATATGTTGATCGAATTTATCTGATAATCTTTCGATCAGATCAAGTTCGCGTTTGGTTGCCATGGCAGTAGTCTCCTTAATTATCTACCTTTGCTCCGCCACGCCACTGGTAACAACTCCAGTAACGGGCCTTCCATTTTGGTCCAGGATTGTCACAGTTATGTCTGGCACGAAAATTCTTTCGACGTGCTGGGTCGTCTCTTTTGATCGACATATTTGGATCACCAAAGCGGACGACAACAACGTTACCATTAGGACCCATAGTGTACACCTTAAACTTCTTGTTAGGATTCTCTGAAGTTCTGATTGGGTCATTTAGTTTAACTTTCTTTCCCTGGTATTCGGCCTCAGTGATCTCAAGATTCTCGTAAAGATCACACTCCTCACAGCGTTGATCAATTACTTCTTCTTTATAATCGTTAAATGATTTCACCTTAGCCTCCAAACTCGTGACCTGCCACGCGCTTCATTTGTTTATTGAATTCTTGCTGCGATGGCTTGTCTTTATAAAGCTTAATAGATATCTCTGGACGATCCTTCCCTTTGATCCTCCAGTTGTAACCCTTCTCCTTGTGTTCAGGTTTAGTGGTCTTAACGACTCTTCTCTTATAACCCGCTTCCCAAGTTTCTGACCCTTCGTTGGACTTCATATAGTCAGTTGCGGAGTCAAGATAATCACTCGCCTTTGTGATTTTATTTTGTACCCACTCTGGTAGATTATCGTCGTCGTCCAGCAGATTCATCAGATCCTGAGCGTTACGCATGATCGTTTGGAGCTGGGTCTTAGCCATCTCTCCTTCTTGATCGTATTCGTTAGGATCCTTATCGTCGTCTTCCTTAAGATCCCATAACTCAGAAAATGATTTCATCTTAACGTATCCTATCTTAGCATCTTAGCCAAACCAGCGGTATCAACAGTCTTAAGCGAACCGTCNCTGGTGGTTACTCTGAACATTAGCTTCATGCCGTTAACCTGTGGCTCAATGTCAAGCTTTTGGCCTAATTTTTTCCTGGCACTCCCATGATCTTTCCACCNTTCATGGATGGACCTTTGATCTTAGGGGCTGCTTCTTTGAGATCTTCGTTCTGTGGTTCTTTCTTATCACCACCTTCTTTTTGCTTTGCGGCCATGAATGCGGCAATAGCCATCTTTTTCTTTTCGTCGTCAGACTTACCTTGGAACTGTGGAGCATCAGATGCTTGGAAATCGGCAATCCATTTTGCGGCACCATCAGATACCTTGAGCTCTTCGTTCATAGATTCTACAAGACCAACCTTCTTAAGCTCAACGTAAATACGCTCACGAACGTCAGTATCCATTCCATCAACCAACCTATTCAAGCGAGACAACTCTTGGCCTGCTTGTAGGATATTGATACGAGAGATGGTTTCAAGAGATTTAGCGACCTTCATAAAGTCTGCTTTATCAATACCACCACTCTTCATGGCGTATGCCTTCATGCCTTTAGCACCAGCGGCAAAGGCCTTTTGGTTAATGCCTTCTTTGAGGCCACCCATCATCTTACCGTATACTTTACGATTGACTGACTTAGCCGTTATGCTAGGACGACGTTTACCCCTTTGGTCTTTCTTCTTATCAGCATCAATCTCTGCCTGAGTAGGCGGACGATACTTTTCGTTTTGACCGGGAGTCTCATCCTCGTATTTCTTTTTGAGTTTGTCCGTGCCAAACTCACCAGCGTTTTCTCTTAACTTAAAGAAGTCCATTATTTTCCCCTTACTTTAGCAGCAAGGTCGGAATCAGCCTTGCCCCAAGTTCCTGACGATTTAGTTACGAATGAATTGACGCGAGCCATACCCCACTGTGCAGGAGTAGTACCAGGACGATGCCCNGTTCTCCAAGCGGCTACGCCTCGGTTATAAACTTTTCTTAAGATAGCNAANGGCATACCTGATTTATCAGCTTTCTTCTTAAGTGCTGCAGTAGTATCTTCGGTCATGATACCAGCGAATGAACTAAATGATTTCACGTCTTCCTCTTGATTTTTTGCTTTGGTATCTCTGAGCCTTGCACGATCCATCATACGGTCATGCTTAATCTTATCAGATTCTTTTTCTCTATCAATACGTTCCTTGGCCTTGTCAATTGCGTCCTGCTCACCATACATTCTTTTGAACTTTTTAGTAAATTTAGATGGCTTNGTCTNGGCCTCGGCATCTCCTGGAGCAGGCTTATAAGAAGCAGGNTNATCATCGTCACTCTTAGCANNTCGTTGGAAGTGCTTTGCCCGTGCGATTTTCTTATCCTTATCAACACCCTTGTAGTATCCTTTGGGTTGTGACCCAGGAACTTCATCGGCGTCTGGATCTTGTGGCTTTAGTTTCTCAACCAACTCAATGTCGGTCAACCATTTACGTACTTTTTTACCACTAGCCATTTCGACCAATACGTAGTTAGATCCAAGCATTATGATCTCACCTACCTCGTCGTCTTCCTTTACGACAATAAGATCACCTTCCTTGTATAGATCTCCAGCAACGTAGGCTTCCCTTTCCTCCGATACTGACTGTAACTGTAGGTGTGATCTAAAGTCATATGATTCCTTAAGACCCATACCTTTACGAACATCATTGAATAGCTGTTGGGTTTCCTTGAACCCAGCAGGCATACCCTTACTGAACGTTTTGAAATCGTTATTTTCGGCGGCAGCTCTTAGCTTAGATGCAGACATACCTGCTGCGCCTTTTGCATCAGGATCGCGTTGTCCTGCTGACACAATGTTGACTCCACCCTCAAAGTTATAGAAACCGTGGCGGCCTTTTACACCGTTATATTTGTTTAGTGTAACATCATATTCTGGAACCCTGTCGGTAACCAGTCAACCAGAGTTACTTTATTGAATCCTTCGTCATACAGTTTGGTCATCAGATCAAACATAGTACGAATCTTTGGCTCAAGCATAATGCTGCGTGCATGTTTTGGAAACATCTTACGCATATACTTGACTTTGGTTTTATAATCGATTGGATTCTCTTTGGGATCCTGCGATTGAGACGCNTATATTCTATACTGACCGCTACCCGCAACCTTCTTTACGACCGTCATAAGTTTCTCATGACCAATCGTTGGGGGATTATATCGACCCCAAGCTACGACGATTTCTTTCGTCTCTTCGGTAACGTATTCAGCGAAACTCTTAAAAGACATTAATCCCCCTTCTTCCCACCGCTCAATTTAGCGCGGTCGGCCTTGCGAATTTTTGGAAGGAGTTGTTTAGCAATACGCTTGATAGCAGACTTCTTTTTATCGAGCTGCTTTTCGATGGATGATCTTTGGGAATAGCTAAGGTCGCCTTTATCCTTGTTCTTTAGAATCTTTTTAAGGATAGCGTTACGAGCCTGTTTGTTTGCTCGCTTCTGTAGTACTTCTGGAGAGGCAGTCTTACGCTTTGCTTTTTCTCGTCCAAGNCNGATCTTAGCCTTNTTACGACGGATGGATTGCTTTAGCTTCATTCGTTGCTGAGCNGTCAAGGCCTCGTCAGTCGAGTCTTGATGTCCATCTGCATTAAGGTCTGTAAGTTCTCTTTGAACCTGCTTAAAGTCTTTCATTTTTCCAAATTCCCATTAGGATCGAGACGGTTTGTCCCAGCCTTTAATAATATCAGGGCTAAAGTTATTGTAGGAGAACTCCATACGGTCCACCAACTTAACTGCGCCACCACTCAGTTTATCGATCGCAACGTATCCTTCAACACCTGTTGTCTTAAATCCGTTTGGAGTACGAACGAATGTTGAGATCTTTTGTAACCTGTTTAGTTTATTTATAATAATCAGTTTCGCAGAAACGATTGCTTTTTGTAAATCAAATAGTAGTTTTAGATTGGCTTTGTTTGAGCTAGAAAAGAACTTAAGAATATCAGCCTTTTTAGCTTCCCATGTTGCCTTACCCTTATCTGACTTTTTAGTATCGATTTCTTTTTGGTACTTATCAGATATATATTTGATCAATCCGTCAACGTGTTTTCTAGTATCCTTGATGACTTCTTGTTTACGAACGAACGTATTGTTGTAAGTCTCAATAGTTTGAGCCAAGGTAGCGTTTCCTTCGATCTCACGAAGAGTTGATCCAGCGATCTTACGGAATATCTTACCCGCTTCGGAAAGCGCCTTGGTTACCTCATCAGTATCCTTCTTAGTTAGCGTAGCGGTACCTGATAGATCCCTAAGAGTAGCATCTTGGAACCAAACATCTCGTGATGCTTTGAACTCGGAAGCCTTAACATCAAACGATGCCTTCATTGACTCAAAATCGGATCCTGTGTATCGTGTATGAAATACGATACCCATCTTAGCGTTTTTGATTTCTTTACCACCGTCCGAGTCTGTTGGTACGGCATACACAATAGTGTTTGGTTGGAACGTGTAGTACTTCTTACCGTCAATAGTATCGGTATCAATATCGTCAGACGTAAACATCAAGTCGCCTTGAACGACACCCTTGATACCAAGAGAAGGCATATACTTAAGACAAGTCTTTAACTTGTTTGACAGATCACCAGAAGTATCGGCATCAATATCAGCATCAGTCTTATAGACCTTAGGGTTTTTATTGAACACACCTTTCTTAGCCACGAAGAACTTACCGTCTCGTGGATCAACACCGGCAAAGATCGCTGGTGCTCCGTCCCATTTGACGGTTTACATCAACTGGACGTTTTGCTTCACCGGCTAACATATCTCGNAGGGAACGCAGTGCAAGGATAGCTTGTCTTGCTCCATCCACTCCACCGTAGATTACTTGATCCTCAAGGTGAGTCATGTGGAGGTTCTTAGCCGCCTCAGCGATATATGTTTTGAATGTTTGCATGTCTGTTCCTATACGTACTTAAAGTCACACATCATACGAGTAGGGAATCCATCCTTACCTTGCGTGTCTCTGATGTTAAGCTTAAATGAGTATGTTGCGGATGCGAACTCCATGTCGATCCGTTTACCGTTGCCGCCTTTACCACCATAGAAGATAGTAAGATCACCTGTCTTAGCTGCTCGTTGCATAGCAGATTTATCCATCTTCTTACTTAGGATACGAGCAGGAAACTTATGGATGATATGATAGTTAAATCCAATACCTGACTCCATCAGCTTAGTCATTGCNGGTTTATTGTATGGCGCNTTCTTAACTATGTCACCTCCTGGTAGATCACCAGTGAATATCTTACAGAACTTTTCTTGGTCAATACCAAATAGGTTTAGCAACTGCAGACCTTTTTCGTTAGTGATTTGACCTTTTTTGAATTTCTTGTGGAGTTAGGATAGTACGAACACCAACGTTAAAGAACGTAGTCGTACCACCGA